TTTTCGCTCATGCTTTATCCCCTTCTCTGCCCCGCCAGCCATCCTTGCCCTGCATCCGCTGCTCATAAACCTCCATCAGCAGTTCTGCTGCCTCCTTGATTTTGAACTTCTCGTTGGTGCAATAGTCAGGCAGACCTTCAGCGTATCCTTCCAACCATGCCGCTAACATGGCAAACTTATGCGCGGGACTCATCTTTCCCTCCGTTCAGTATCCGTGCAATCTCACGGTCGATATACCACCGAGCCTTGCGCAGGTCTTCAATCTGCTCGCCTTTCAAGCCAGCTCTCCAAAGATATTTGATGGCATTCCCTACACAGAAATTCATGTGCTCGGTAACTTCTATACACTCCACCCCCGAGGGGTGGTTCGTGTAATGTTTTGGGTGATTGACGGGGTCGTTCATACTTTGTGCCCCTCTCGTATTTGCATAATGGCTTCAGCCACCAACGCTTGTGCCTCGCGCACAATGCTTCGTCTTCCTTTGAGCACACCAAGCAAGTAGCCCACAAGGAATACACTAATCCAAGTTACAAAATCTTCCATCCTTTCACCTCGTCTGTCCAAAATCTTTTCCACAATTGCATCGTCGTAAGACGTGCGCCTACTTCAACCATTTCAGTGGTGCTGTACTTCTTACACTCATGTTCTCTGCCGGGACTTATCCATGTATGTTTAAAACTGTAATGGGGTAGATACGGCACACCGCGCAGAATGAACACAGGCTGTGTTTCCGTTTCTGCTGGTTTATTTAGATTCATCATGTTCATAGTTTTCCTTTATTAATTGCGCTCTACTTGTTTGGTTCTCTCGGATTCGTTGACTCGTTTTTTTGACGTGGTTCTCTCTCAAATCGTGACTCGTTTCTCCGGGTTGGTTCTCTCGGGTTCGTTGACTCGTTTGATGGCCTTGGTTCTCTCCAACCGCTTGACTCGTTTTGAGGCCTTGGTGCTCTTCCCTTAGGTGACTCGTTCTGGAGATTTGGTTCTCTCTCCTACATTGACTCGTTTCCTAATCATGGATCTCTCGGGTCAGGTGACTCGTTTGAGTCGAATGGTTCTCTCACTTTCAATGACTCGTTCAGGCGTCGTGGTTCTCTCGATGTCTTTGACTCGTTCGTGGTTTGTGGTTCTCTCTGCATCATTGACTTGTTTCTTCGAACTGGTTCTCTCTTATTCCGTGACTCGTTCAAATACCTTGGTTCTCTTTGCAACATTGACTCGTTCTTCAAGAATGGTTCTCTCGGTTCCTACGACTCGTTTACTCTCAGTGGTTCTCTCTTGGGCTTTGACTCGTTCTGGCAGTATGGATCTCTCGCAAGTGTTAACTCACTCAATTTCTTTGGTTCTCTCCGTGACCACGGTTAAACAGGTGATGGAATAACATGCACATGGCCCAAGTGTGCGATTGGGTAAGGCAGCGGGGGCTTCGTACCATAGTGGGTTTCGTACCACGCACCGTGCAGATGGGATAAGAAAAGCTTCACGGCATAACGTCTTGCACGGGCATCGATCTGTGCAGGGGGCAGCACACCATTGCTAAGATGTTTGTACGCTTCGGTGCTCTTGTTGAACTTACTTAAGAGACTCGTTGCCAAGTCTTTGTTATCGCCTCGCTCATTACGTGCGATCTCATACGCTTTACGCTCTCGGTACACGCGCCCGTAGTAGCAGTCATCACGCCCACTGAACTTCATAAAGCTCTGCCCTGCTTTCCAACACAACGTCTTCAACCCTGCGTTCCAAGGGCGCTTCTCACCTTTCTCCCATTTGCTTGTAGGATCAAGTCCAGCGTACCTCCAGATATGACCGACCGTGGGTGCCTTGTTGATATCAATATGTGCTAACAAACCTGCACTAATAACAGGACCGATGCCAACAATCTGCCGCATCCACGCACCCATAACATGTGCTTCAGTGTATACATCGAGTGCCTTCTTTATCTGACCCTCAAGACTTTCCGATTGTTCGGCAAGCCAACCCAAAACAGCATTGGGTTCATTAGATTCATCCAATGCGCGTACTTGATTTGTACTACGCTTCCTATCTTCTTGGCAGATATAGTAGTAATCGACAAGAAACCTTGCCTCGTCGTCAGACAACTTGGTAGCTGCTGTTTTAAGATCTTTCGTTAATTTTTGAATTGGGTGCATGTCCATGTTCATGTTATTCCTCAGTAGTTTTAGAACTTACATTGTTTGGGTATCCGAACCTAAGATCAATCCTTGCCCGATCAAGGGCAGCTATTCTCCGACGCTCGGCAATAACCTTAGGGTCTTTCCACGGATAAGGTTGTTTAAGAAGCCGCCACTGCCGTTTGAACGTTTCTAGTACGTTTGTGCTTTCGCTTGTTGTTTTTATCTGCATCTCTTTCTCCTGTTATGTTAAATGGATCGCTGTAAAAAGGCTCGGGTATGGTCACCCTTGCCTTGGCAAATTTCTTGAAGTACGTAGGTTCATCTTTCTTCTGGAATAGCTTCTCCTGTTTTGTAGGTTCCATCGTTATGAATTTGTAGTGCCGCTCTGCCGTGATGTACGGCTTGTTAGGGTCTTTCTTCAAAAAGCTTTCAACACAACCCAACCGCGCAAGTCTGGTCATAACAGCGTAAACAGTGTTCTTATCGATCTTCGTCTGCAAGGCTATGTCTCTGACAGTGGGCGGCGTCGCCCGCTTCTTCACATACTTGAGAACTTTGATCTGCTTATCAGTTAGGGGCTGTGGGGTCATCGAGTCTCTCCTTTAACCACAAGACGCAGCAACGTGAGTGAAACAAGGCTTCCTCTGCGTGGTGCAGTGCTTGCTCATAACGCCCTTCGTTAACATGCATGTACACATCTTTGAGTGCAGTGTTCACTTGCATGAGGTGTTTGCTTATATCTTCCATGATGTTCCTAGAATGGTGCAAGGGGTACGTCTTCTAAGTCCTTGGTCTTATCCTTCCGATAAGCCTTGATGTCCTTGCGTTTAACTATGATGTAGTCAGGGAACGGCCACCCGTCCGTGCGGGGAACCCTGATTAAGAGTTCACCCGCTCGTGATTCCTTAACGAAGTAGCCGACCTGACCTGTGGATTTAACAACGACCTTAGCGGGTGCGTCCAAGGATATAAGTCAGACGGTTGTGGATTTCACGCAAGACATGCACCTCACGGGTAAGCTCATCAAGCTCTTGATTCACCAAGCGAAGCTCTTCTTCTACTAGAACTTTTGCATCAGCCGCAACGGGACGTGCGATAAGGTCAGACACGTCCTCGGGGGATTTAATACTAACCTCATCAACTACCGCAAACAACTGCCCGTCTTTGTGTATGCGGCGTTGCTCAACCAGACGCGTTAGAACTTTATAAATGGTAGACGCTCTAGTGCCTAGTTGCGCTGCAACAGTTGAGGCTTTCATACCGCCAGACTTACCTAACATCTTTATAACTTTATCGTCATATATAGACTTACGCATTTACTGCTCCTTTTAGATAATGAACTAAGTGAACTACATTTTCCTCATTGATAACCAGACTCAGACCACCACACTTCTCGATCTGTTCAAGGTTATCCAACTGTAGTGCAGTGGGCCTTTTGTTGCCCGCCTTGCACTCGATACCAATAAACCTTCCATTAAGACATACAAGAAAGTCAGGTGCGCCTGACCGACCAAACCCGCTTGTGACAGGCATGACGTAGTACGCACCAAGCAATACAAGTATCTCCTTTACTTTCTTCTTTACTAGAACTTCAGGTTTATTCGCCAAAAGAAATCCTCCAGATAAGGATGCGAAGGTTGGGTTGGCGCTAGTATGTACCTACCGTGACCATCGTTATAAACTCTGTAGTCTATTACAGATACTCCATTATATTGATCTCCTTTCAAATAAGTCAAGTCTTTTGTGGGGATGACTACAATAAAAAGTTCCGATGTGACATACCACCCTATCTCGTAGAAATTACTGTTTCTAGGATGGTCATACATGCCCGACAAAATTGCGAAGTCGGTAGACGCATGGGGTGGTTCCTGACCCGCACGTATCATGGTGATCAACGATTTAATATTGTCTGGGAGAGTCTCTGGGGTAAAGATGCGTACCATCCTATCCCCAACATAGACTTCATACTTCCCGTTGATAAACGCCACCGGAACACGATGATGGTCAGACATAGTCGCATGTTGTATCGGCGACAGTCTGGTTCTAACATCCTGTGGATTTCTCATTCGATGGCCCCTTTGCAATTAGAATAAAAGCATCCCTCCTGACAAGTTTGTGAGTGTCATATCTAGTCACAACATCATGATCTTGATAGAACTTATCACTGACAGGCATGAGCTTACTAATGGGCGATGGGTCTGCAAGATCAGTTTCATCATGCATAGTTGGATACTGAGCTAGTTCAGTCTCTGCGCCTATACGCCACATCTTCATGAGCGATGCCATATCATCCGGCAAGTCAGAAACATCATTGATGATGCGCCAGTCCCCGACAGGCATATACATAGTCGTATACCCTGCGGCAGTGCTG